GCACCGAGCTTGCCCTTGACCGAACGGCCGTAGTACAGAGGCAGTCCGAGCAGCGAGCCCTGCGAGGAGTTAAGGTCGATCTGCGAGCCCGAGCCCGGGAAAGGACCCTGGAAGATCGGGCTACCGTCCGTACGGCGAGCGTTGAACAGCGGTGCGCGGAGCTGCGGGACCGCAGCGAATCCGGTCACGTCGAAGTTCTTGTCTTCGTCGTCCTCGACCAGCGTTACACCACTGATCAGCTGCCCGATCAGGTCGGGGCTAGCCGACGGCGAGAAGTTAAGCTCAACGCGGTTCGAGGTCGCGTTGATGTAGCTGTTAGCCGTAGTACCCACGAGTGCGTTACCAGTGATGGCGTCGCGGTTGTGGAACACGGCAAGGTCGGCCGCACGAGCAACCGCACCCGAAAGCTCAGTCGAGAGCTGCGAGTACAGGCCGTCCGGGTTCTGGCGTGCGAATTCTTCCGAGACCGAAACGATCACGGCTAGCTTGATAGGGCTGAAGGACTTCTGAGTCCCGAACCCGATACCCTGAATGGGCTTCTCGGCGCCTTCACGAGAAGCTAGGGTAGTTCCACCGACCTGACCCGCTTCCGGGAAAGTGTCAGCAGTAGTAAGAACAGTCTCACCGATGGAAACCGGGATCTGGCGACCCAGGCTCATCATTACGGAGCGGTCCTTAGCCTTGGAGAAAATGTCTCCCACGACTTCCTTGGGAAGCCGGTCAACGGGAAGCCGATTAAGGTATCCCTGGTCTGTACGACCACCAGCAGCGGGCATTGATATTCCTTATTATGGTCTAATCATAGGGTCCAGAAGTCCCTTAAGGGTTGCCCCGAATGCGGACTCTGGAGTGACAGGTGTTGATGCGCCGCGCCCCTGAGATGGGTCGGTCGCGGAGGGAGTTACTTCGGTTGGGAAAACGCCCTTAAGAGATTCGGCATCTGCCTTCAGCTCTTCCTCGGTCGCTCCCTGTAGACGTGCGGCGAACGCGGCTGCCTTATCACCAGGAATGCCAGCAGCTAGTGCCACGCTGAGCTTTAGAAGCTCGGCCTTAGCGGCGGACTCAGAAGCCTGAGCCGTCGTAAGGGAATCCTTCAGACCTGCGATTTCGGTAAGTGCTGCTGTGTGCTCTTCAGTCTTCGTACGAAGATCCGTGCGGTACTTTGCAGCCTCGTTGTTCCCCTTAGTGATCGCGTCTCGCGCCCACTGGGGAGCTACGTCCCTGTTGCTGTTATCCTCGCCCGGGTTGGGGGTAGGGTTAGCGTTAGAGTTCAGGTCTTCGGGCATAACTATTGCCTCCAGGGCATTAAAAAAGCACCCTCCAGGGGTGCTAAGATTGTTTGGTGTTAGCCTTCAACGGCATGACGGAAAGCCTTAATGGCTTCCGGGCCGGAATGACCACGAGTCGAAGAGATCCAGAGCCGTTCGGCTTCCTTGAATCTGTCCCGACCAGGCCAGTCGTTCTCGTCGAACACGGCGACTACTCGGCAGTCACAATTAGGGTGCCAGCGGTTCATCAGGCCCTCTAGGACCCCTTCATCACCTGTGGCGTTGAACCTGTCCAGGATCTCCGTAGATCCGGCCGTGCTCGCAGTGTGGTAAACAGGGCCACGCGAGATCAGCATCAGACAGAACGCACACGACGAACCGCCACCCTCTACACGGGCGAAACGGACCCGGAGAGGGTCCGTCCTTACCGCTTCTGTGGCCGTACGACGCCCACCGTTCTGCACCTGCTTAGCGGCCGTACCGATGACCGTCGTTAGGTCCCGGTTAGTAGCCGTCTCAGACTGGAACCTCTTCCGTACCGGCTCTAGGTCTTCAATGAAGAATTCGAGTCGGTAGTTATCGAGGAACACGTCATGGCGAGGTGGGGGAGACGCGGGGTCTCTTGTGTCCAGATCGATGACGCCCGAACCGTCGAGATACTTAGCCCGTTCCGAGTCGTAGAACGCACGCGCCAGGCGTGCCGACTCGTTACGGTAATACTCAACTGTGGGGTAGATGTACTTCAGGATCTCGACCCACTGAACATCACTGATCGGAATACCGACGTAAGGTCGTAGATAGAGAATGAGCAGGGCAATAAGAGCGGCCGTATTAGCCTTCTCGGCTTCGTTGTACTCTTCGTACGTGTAGTACACGACCGGGCTTAGCCTGCTCTGCGGGCTGGTCACGCCGCCTTAGCGGCTGGCTTAGCCTTGTCCTGCGAGTCCTGGCCCAGGAGGCTGTTACGGATAGCCGTAACCTCTGCCTCCTGTCGGGCCTGCTCGTCTTCCTTGTCCCACGCCTTCATCTCTTCACGCTCGTCAGTCGTGTACCCCATGTCGATGCGTGCACGTTCCTTAGGGATGATGCCCATGCCGTTCGCGTAGAGCTTCGACGTGGCGTCAGCCTTAGAAGCGTAGGTAGGAGTCGACGGGTCACGCCACATCGTCTCTAGCCGATTCATCTCGGCCGGGACGTCCTTGTCAATGACCTTCTGCGAAAGCCGCATAACCGACTCCCACGACCCGCCGAACATACGAGCCTTACGCTCGCACTTCTTGACCAGTCGGGACTCAGACGACTTAATAGCTTCAGCACTAGCAGGGTTATCCGACTGAAAAGAAAGATACTGGGGCGGCAGACCTGTGTAGCTAGCCACATGCTTAGCGAGCTGGTCCAGGACCTCGGTGTAGTTCCTTAGCTCAGCGGCGTCGAACTGGAACGCCTTAGCACTATCGTTGTCGATCGCTAGGTAGCGGGCCAGGTAAGCGTCCATGACCTCTGCGGGCGAGCCGGTACCGGCGATGTCATCGGCGTTAACACCGAACCGGAGTCGCCATAAGCTCGGCGGCGGCCTGCATGTTCATCATCGTTCGAGCAGCTGCGTCGGTGAACGAGCGGATCTCCGGAGTGATCTCCGAGATCCCGTCACGGTCGCTCAGGCGCTCACGGTTGTAGATCGGGACAACGGGCACGGTCCCGAGCCGGTGACGGACGATAGGGCCGTCCTGTACCCAGTGACCGCCGTCGTACACGAGCGGGACCGTCTCGTCCGGCAGGTACAGCGTCGCCCACTGTGCGAAGGGCTCGTCTTCACGCTGGTACATCCGGACGGCTCGCGTGACCTTGCGGGTACGCGGGTCAGTCTCGGCGTAGACGTGGAGAGGCGACTCCACACGGATAATCGGGACACCCGGCTCGTCGTCCTTACCGGGTGCCGCGACGGTGACGTACGAACGGCCGTAGATCATGGCGTCGAGATGGGCCATCGACGATTCCTCGTCCATGCCATTCGCCTGCCACCAGTCGGTCAGGCGTTCGATCGTCTGGGACTGACCGGCCAGCCGGAATCCCTCGACGTCCAGTCGCTCCTCGATCGAGTCCACGTACATACGAGCCCAACCGATATTCGAGGCTAGGCTCCGCATTTCGGGTGGAGTGCTTAGGCCGATGTTCTGGACGCGGTGAACCGACTCGTAGTAAGCGCCCGAGTCCAGGAGGTGGTACAGGTCGACCTGTAGTCGATTCGAAAGCTCATCGACCATCTTCTCGTATCTATCGGCCACGTAGTACCACCGCCTTTCTCGTCTTGTTCTTCTTGCTCATTAGGACGTCCTGTCTTGCTCCGAAAGCCATGACAGCACAGACGGCCGCGTCGATCTTTCGGGATGAATCCTTGGACGCCTTACGGATCGAGATAGCGTCATAGGTTGTGGGGTGGCGGACAGCGTTAAGCACGTGCTGCCTTAGCAGCTTGTTACCGTCGTGGCTTAGTTCCTTCTCGACCACGGCGTCTACGAAACGTTCACAGTCGAAGGCGAACCGCTTAGTCTGACCGCGCATGTCGAACGCGATAGGGTTGCCCGGCGAAGCGTCTACGATCATCTTCTTCCGGTACTTAGCCGACCACTGGTCGACGTAAGACTCGAACTCCTTCATGTCGGCACGCATAGCCACAACGTCGTAACGGCCGAATGCGTACTGCACGGTCGCGTCGACGTCCTCGCGAGGAATCTCTTCGTTCTCGTAACGCTCAGGGTTCCAGTGCTTAATGAGGAAAAGTGCCCCGTCTTCGACGCGGCAGGCGACTAGCGCAGTGTGGTCACCCGACTTCGAGCCGTCGAAGCCAAGAGTGATGCGATCGCCGGGCATAAGCTCGTTGGCTAGCTGCGCGGCGTCCCATTCGCGGGGAGCGATCCAAGCGTCCTCGGCGGCGTTAACCTGGTTAAGGAACTTACGGCGCGACTCGGTGACCGGGTTACGGACGTCGAGCACCGACTCCATAATCGTGTCGATGTCCAGCCATGTCGAATCACCACGAGCGATGATGAGCCCCTGGCGTAGACGTTCAAGCCCAAGCTCGTAGCCC